TGAGTCTGGACATTAGAAGTAACACCATCGACATAGTTAATTTCTGCTGTCGTAGCAGTTACTCCATCTAATTTATTTAATTCAGTAGTACTAACTGTTGCTCCATCTAGGATCTGGACTTCTGTATTAGTCAGATCAGCTAGAGAAGAAGCTGTACCTGAACTCATCGTTGCGAGTTCTGTTAGTTCAGCATCTACTGGTTGCCTTGTTGTATCTACATAGTTCTTTGTCGCTGCATCCTGTGCTGCTGTTGGATCTGCTACTTCTGTTACTCTTCTATTTCCAGCTGTAGGTAAACCAGTAGTAGGAGATAGAGCTATAGCTTTATTTTGAATATCATCTAATTCTTGTTCTATATATAAGTGTTGAAGGTTGTTAGTATCTAAGTCTCCAGCTGTAAGCGTTGATCCATCTGCATAATCGACAAGAACATTAGCAAGAGGTGTAATTCTTCTAACTTCTACAACAGCTCCATTAGCAGGAGTACTCGCTAAACGAGCAGTAGATTTATTTGGTTCAAAAGTAAAAGAGACTTGAGTGTAATTAACGTAAACTTTTACATGGTCTTCGTTAATGTAAGGGAAGGAGATGTTGAAATCAGTTAACGAACCGTTCCCTGAATAAGTATCAAAAGCGTAAGGCATGGTTTAGCTACTGATTGAGTTGAGCAGTAAATTCTTGGGTACTTGTTCCCATACTATCGCTTTGATTGTATAGCGGCCTACTTCTTCTTAGTTGTTCTTTCTCTTTATTCGCTGCATCTAAGCGAGCTTCTGGGATTTGAATCTCCATTCTATATGGATTTTTCCCATCTGTTCTAAATTCCTCTTTAGCTTGATTCTTATAATCATTGATGATTTCTTGGATTTCAGTTGATCTATCAAAGCCTTCTAATGGATCTGTACCGTCAACTGGATGAACTTTATAGTCTTGGGCTTGATAATCTTTAGATGAAATTCTTTGGTATAACTTTTCAGTTAAAGTTAATCCACCATATTTAGGATGTGGAAGAGTATAGATATATTTCTTATATTGTCTAAAAGCAGGAGGACTTAACCTTACTCCTAGAATCATAAAGTCTGTAGGTCTGGGTGGTTCAAAAACATCTCCAGCTCTATTTAATTTAATCAATTCATCATTAACAATAGCTGCTTTATATTCATAAGTTTTTGTTCCTTTCTTTTTCTGAATATCTAATCTTGGATCAAACTCTTGACCTGTTGCTCCTATTCCAAAGTTACTAACAGCTCCTTTTATTGTTCCGAAATAAGCAGCTGTTAATTGTGATAACCAAGGAGCATCATCCATAGGTAATTGATTACTACCTAAGAACCCTTTATTTCTTATTGGTAATCCTGTTATCCAATTAATTCTTGGAGGTAATGTCTTAGAAAAACCTGGAAGATTATTTTTCATTTCATCTAATGTTTGTCTAAAACGACTAGAAATAAAGTTCATCATTTTATCTGTACCACTCATTCCTTCTACATCTTTCTTTTCTAAATAAATGATACGACCTTGATTGTCTGTTGTTTGAACAAGTCCTTTATCCACTTCTTCAAAAGCTTCTTTTGCATCAACTCCTGAATCTATTTCTCTCTTATATGGATCCATTGCTCTACTTATTTCTCTTAATCGACCTGATTCTGGTATGAAATTAATTAATAATCTTTGAACATATCTATCTAATTTTGTTCTTTCAGAGGGTTCCATTTCTCTTCTACCTGGAAGAACATTACGCATTAATCCAAGTGCATCAAGAAATTCAGTAATACCTTTGTAATAAGCAGCATTAAATCTACCCATTACAACTTGAGCTGTTATTGACATTGAGAAATCACCAATCAAGCTATCTCTTTGCTCTTCTGACATATCTGCATATAGCATTTTGTAATCTGCTAATCCACCTATAAATGTTGCCGCAGGTTCATATCCTCTAAAGCTATGCCATTCACCATAACTAGGATTACCATCTTTATCTCTTCCTCTCCATCTCCAAGATAGAGGAGGTCTTTCATTATCTGTCCATGATTTTCTTAGACCTGGATCATTTGGCCCAAAGCCTGTGAACTCAATAGGAAACTCTTCATCATTTAATACAGCCGTTGCAAATACAGCTGAAGCTGCTAAACCTGTTGCTTGTTCTGCTTTCCATCTGTTACGAAGGAAATAGTTTTCATTAAATAGATCTGCATAGAAACTATCAACTGTCATTGCTGCACCAGGGATTTGTCTTACCCATTGTTTTGTTATATCTCCTGGTGATCTGTTGAAAGGTTGGATGATACTGTAAATAAAACCATGACTACCAGCCTGGAGTCTTCCCCATCTCATTGGTATTTGCGACCAAAGAGAAGTTATTACAGGTGTTACTTCTCCTGGGTCTGGAAGACTTTTATTATTCTTTGCTTCATTTAAAACATTACCTTGAGTAAAATTGTTATACCTTTTTTCAAGTCCTTCTAAATGTCCTCCTTGTTGATATAACTCGGCAAATTCAGCTATTTCTTTTTCATCAGTTATACCTCTTGCCTTTGCTAATTCTTCTCCATATTGATAGTTTCGAGCTGGCATCCTTGCTCTAGTTTCATTAGTAAAAGTAAGTATTCTTCCCATTTGTATTGCTGCTTCATCTTTCATCAAAGCATCTGCAATCGTTTCTCCATTTACAACAGCATCAAAAGTATAAAAATCAATTCTTCCTTCAGCATATTTTCTTGCATAGTTTTGTAATTCGATTCCTTTTAAACCTAAACTTTTTCCTTTAGTTAATCCTTGGTCTACTCCAGTTACATAAGAAAGAGCATTACCAGCAATAGCTTTTGTAAAAGTATCTAATGCTAATTGTCCTCTAATATTCCAAGTGCCTAATCTCCACAAAACATTTGCAACATTTAAACCAGGATTTCCTTTCGCTTCTAGTGTAAATGGACTGGTATTTAGATCGAAAGATGGATGAGGATCATCTAATTGATAGGCACGATCTTTTGCATAAGTAGCATTAATATTTACGTCATCAGCTAAATCCGAAGCAAAAGCTGCTGTACGAACTTTAGGGTCATATAAAGATTGTCCTATTTCAAATGCTTTTGCTCCTAATTTAAGAGCACCATAAAATGATCTTCTTAAATAGTCATATTGCATTAGTGCCAATCTTGCGTGTTTTAAATCTCTACTGCCTAATGCAGTTAGAGACATTGATAAAGGTTCTATTCCTGCTCTACCAAGACCTGAGAATTGAACAGCCCATGTTCCAGCAGCAGAAAGAAGATTATTAACCCAATAGTTAGCAAGTCCTTTACCTATCTTTTCGTAGTTAGTTATAGTTGGTTTCCTTCTCATTCCTTGTGCTTTAGTACTTGCACCTATGTAATCTTGAAGAGTTTTAATTCCTTCTTGTGAATTTGTATTCATCGCATACATAACTAATTGATCGAAAAATCCTTCTGTTTCAGGAGTCCACTCTCCTGTTTTCATTGCTGTTAAAATTTCATCTGGAAGATTAGAAACAATAGTTTGAGCTGGTACTTCTGCCGCTACACTTAAAGCTTCTATTTTATCGAAGTTTAATTTTGTTCTTTTAGTCGATTCTGTTAATCCATCTGTAATTATTTCTGCTTGAGCTGCTTGCAATAACTGACCTGCACTTCTAGTCCAAGTTTGATAAACCCTAGAAAATTGTAGAGTATAGTTCAAACTTCTCATCATTTCTGCTATTGCATCTGCTTTATTAATAGAAGGATTCTCTGCTGATTGATAAACCAAGCGTGCCCATTTTGCTGCTTGTTCACCTGAATAATTCAATCCAAATCTTATCTTTAATAAGTTAAAGATATTTTCTACGTTATTAGCAAAAACTTCTGTTGCATCTATAAGTCCTTTGTCATACAGAATTTTATCTAAATTCATACCTTGCTCTTTAAATACTGCTCCTAATTCTTTTACAATTCTTTGTGGACTTACAGACCACATTCCTGTTTCAATTATTTTGTCGAAGCGATGAGTCAGAGCATCAAGGATTACTTCAAAGTCTCCTCCTTCAGCACTAGAACCTGGATAGTATTCTCTTCCT